CTCGTGTTGTGCATGATATGACTCACGCTGAGATGCAATATATAACAGATTACTCTACGAATTCACTTAAAAACGGAAGGGAGATGAGGCAGGCCATGCCTACCCCACCTTTATCGGATTACTACGAGTGGTGTGTGCCTTGAAGATGTTCTCGATGCTTCTACGATGTTCTGAGACCCAACAGCTTCACGATACTTTCCGTGTAAGTGATTACCGGACAGTAACGAGCAGTTATCATGACATCCACTGCGTCAAATGCTGGCTGTGGGAATACGTCAACTGCAATCGGCCTCTTAGTTACGAAGTAACCGAGAGGAGCGTATGCAGCAGATGCATTGGCACCGGCAGCGGCAAGGATGTATGCCCTACCCTTTGACAGTGGGACGTTAGGAGTTACAACCTGCTTCAATCCTAGGAGGACTGGAGAAGGATTTGGAACTGGCCCTTGGCCCTGCTGCCATATCGGTTGACCATACAGCAACTGCGCAGCGAACTGCGGGAGGTTGCCCAGGTCTTGGTGATGGGCAGGATTCATGACGATTGTGTCGGGTTCCAGCGCTAGGTTCTGGATGAGAGCTTTCGACTTCGTGATGTCGTTGACACCGATGGTGCCAGCAACTGAGGTCGAGCTTCCGTCCAAGAACACTGAGGTTCCTGAGGCTGAGAAGGTGTTAGCGGTTGTAGCAGCGTTGTTGAACGCGGCTTCAACATCTTGGTCGATTGACATAACGATACGTCTCGCGGCTCGTCTAAGCTGGTCTTCAACGATGTTGTCAATTTGGTCTTCTATCAACTCTCTGGTTACCCTCACTCTCATACCAATCTTGTATGGAGTGACTGTTATCGTAGTGTATGGAGTGTAGTCCATTACGATTTCAGCACCCTCAGCCGTCCTACCGATTACAGCCGTTGCACGTGCACCGTTCTGTTTCGGTATCGCAGCCGTTGAACCTGCCCTAATGTAGAAGTCTTGTAGAAGAGGCTTCAATGCCAGTGCTGGCATCGTAAGCTCAACTATGCGACTCGCTAGTGCAGGATAGAACAGAGCGCCTGTCGTAGTGTATGGGAATTGCTCACGAGTTTCTGCCATTTAGATTCACCTAGTACAGGAAAGCCTGAATGGTAGAGCCCGAAGTTGTAGTGCCTACCAGAGCAACCGCCCTCAGTTGGAAGTTAGAACTCGACGTTGGAATTCCCCCAAGACTGTGAGCGTACCCTGCTGAGGCAGCAGATGGGACTAGATAGTCTCCTACGTTGGCCGTTCCATCGACGATTACATCGATGAAACCTCTCGTGATGATAGCCATCGGAGTCGGGCCTTGAGCACCGAATCCTGATTGCGCACCACCAGCGAGCCCACCAGTCGTAAGAGCGATACCCAAGAAGAAGGCGCTGTTGCTAGAGGCGACCTGAACACCCATGTTCGTACCAGAGGTTGGAGTAACGATGTTGCCAACGCTAATCGAACCCACCGGAACGAAGGTCATAATCCAGTTGTCGCTACGCAGAGGCGTACCCTCGTATAGCGGTGGAATATTGGACATTTCTTAAGTCACCTAAGATGAAGACAGGAGGCCATCCTTCTGATACTTGCGCGAGGCGCCGAGCAACTCTGTCCAATATGCTGGCAGAGCAGCACCGCTTGTCGAACCAACGTTTGGTACGGCAGCAGCACCCGTCTTCGGAGTCTCCTCCTTGACGGCCCCAACCTGCGCAGTCCCAGTGGCGCTTGCTTCCATCTTCTTAGCAGCCTCTTCTCTTAGTCTCTTCGCTTCTTCTACACGCTTCTTGACTTCTGAAATCTTAGATTTCAGTTCCTCTAGCTTAGCTCTCTGCACTTCGTCCTCCTCTACCTTCGTAGAGGCATTGAGCAATGCAGTCCTTCTCTGGGCAATCTTTCTGCGGAGGATTTGTCTTGCAGCTTCGTAAAGCTCCTCGTCTTCATCCTCTTTCTTCTTGCCCTCTTCCTCATGCTTGCTCTCTTCTTCCTTCTTGCCTTCTTCGAGCTTGACCTTCGAACCCTTGTCCCACTGTTCAGTGAGCTTGTTGAAGGCCTTTGCTAGGTTGCCAAGTGCTTCGTCATAACCCCACTTCTTGTTTGCATCGGAAATATCTCCGCTTGCGGCAGAAGTTGACATTTACTTGTTTAAGGCTGGAACTACATATCCACTAGCAGCCGTTCCTGAAAATGCTG